AGCAACAGCATCCAGGAAAAGTTACTGCGTGCTGCAGCCAGCTAACGGTAAATAAACAACTATGGCAGATAAAAATTCTCAAGGCTGGAAGAAGTACTTCAAGGTAGCAGATACTTCGGGACAACTGAGCCCTATATCGGGCAAAAATCAATACGGCCTAGACGGCTACCCCAAAAATGACGGAACCAACAGTGTAGCACAGGCAGACTTTGTGTTTCGCAACTATGCCAGCCGACTGCCCGAAGTGTATTCAGGACACCCCAACCGTATTGAACGCTACAATCAGTACGAGAACATGGACATGGATTCAGAAATCAATGCTTGCCTGGACATCATTGCTGAGTTCTCAACACAGTTGAGTGAGACCAACGGCACCCCGTTTGAAGTCAAGTACAACGACACTCCTACAGATCACGAAATTGGCATCATCAAAAAGCAGTTGCAGCAGTGGGTCAAGCTGAACAAGCTGGACCAACGTGCGTTCAAACTGTTCCGCAACACCATCAAGTATGGCGATCAGATATTTGTGCGTGATCCCGAAACATTTGAAATGATGTGGGTAGACATGAGCAAAGTGGCCCGAGTGATTGTGAACGAATCAGAAGGCAAGAGACCTGAACAGTATGTGATTCGTGACATCAACCCCAACTTTCAAAACATGACTGTGGCGGCCAAGACCACCACAGACTACATGACCAACCCCATTACAGGCTCGATCTCGGGTGCATCCAACTACACTATGCCCAACGGCGGCAGCGGTGGTGGCGTGGGCAACAGTCGCTTTACACAGGCACAAAACGAAGTGTGCTTGGATGCCAAGCATGTGGTTCACCTGAGCCTGAACGAAGGCCTGGATGTGTTTTGGCCGTTTGGTCGTAGTGTGCTGGAACAGATTTTCATGGTGTACAAGCAGAAACAACTGCTGGAAGATGCTGTGTTGATCTATCGTGTGCAACGTGCTCCAGAGCGGCGAATCTTCAAAATTGATGTGGGCAACATGCCTTCGCATTTGGCCATGGCGTTTGTGGAACGTGTCAAAAACGAAATGCATCAGCGGCGGATTCCTACCACCACAGGTGGCGGCAACAACATGATGGACAGCAGTTACAATCCACTTTCAATCAACGAAGATTACTTTTTCCCACAGGGACAAGACGGTCGTGGAAGCAGTGTAGAAACATTGCCGGGCGGTCAGAATCTTGGCGAAATTGATGACTTGAAGTATTTCAACAACAAAATGGCTCGTGGTTTGCGTGTGCCGTCGAGCTACTTGCCCACAGGCCCAGACGACTCAGACCGTGTGACCAGCGACGGTAAAGTGGGTACAGCCTTGATCCAAGAGTATCGTTTTAACCAGTACTGTGAACGCCTGCAGGCCTTGATTGCGCAGAAAATGGACGACGAGTTCAAGATGTTCTTGAAGTGGCGTGGATTTAGCATTGACTCTGGCCTGTTTGCACTGCGGTTTAATCCACCACAGAACTTTGCTAGTTACCGTCAAAGCGAACTAGACAACACCAGAATTCAAGCATTTCAGGGTCTGGAGCCCTTGCCCTACATGTCAAAACGTTTTATGCTGGAACGCTTCTTGGGCTTGACTGAAGAAGAAATCAAGAAAAACGAAGAGTTGTGGCGCGAAGAGCGTGACGATCCACAGATGCAGCCCACCACTGGACAAGACCTACGTAGTGTAGGTATCACTCCTGGTGCACTGGAAACTGACATTGCCACAGGCGAAGAAATTGGTGCCATGGAACCTGCTGGGGCACTAGGCGGGGACATAGGCGGCGCAGCAGCACCTGGTGTGGCCCCTGGTGGTGCTGGAGCTCCGCCTACTGCAGCACCACCAGCAGCATAAATAACTGTATGATTCTGCAAGAATTTTTCAACAAAGAGCCTGAAGCCTACCAGGACGTAGCGCAAGACAACAGCCAGCCACAGCTGGGTGACTTGCGTAAGACCCACTTGACCTTGCGGCAACTGAACAAACTGCGAAAAATGAATGATGTTCGCACAGTTGAATACAAAGAAAAACTCAAACTGGTGCGTCAGCAATACGCACCGCCAGCACAGCCTGCCATGTGATTTTTGTCTGACCTGACAATTTATCACCATTTTTGCATCTAAAAGCACCAAGTTTTTGCCTCCTGTGTAAATAACATTACACTTTACCTAACAGGAGTTTCTTTATGAACAAATTTGAACAGTTGATCGAATACGTGATCAATGATGAAGAGCAAAAAGCTCGTGCCTTGTTTCACGACATCGTTGTGGGCAAAAGCCGCGAGATTTACGAGAACTTGATGGCTGAAGAAGCCGAAGAGGATCTTGACGAAAGCATGGAAGAAGTCGATGAAGACGCCATGGGCGGCGACGCTGCTGATGACTTGATCGACGACGTAGAAGCCGAAGAGCAAGACGACATGAGCATGGAAGCCGAAGGCGACGACATGGGCGACGAAGACATGGGCGACGAAGACATGGGCGACGACATGGGCAGCGAAGAAGGTCTTGAAGACCGCGTGATGGATCTGGAAGACAAACTGGACGAACTCATGGCTGAGTTTGAAGGCCTCATGAGCGGCGACGACATGGGCGGCGACGGCGACGGTTTTGGTCCAGACGAAGGCGGAGACGCTATCGAAATGGACGACACAGAAGAAATGATGCCTGAAATGGGCAACTATGGCATGATGGAGAACGTGAGTCTCAAAGCAGCCCCCAAGCCAGTGACTGCTGAAGAAGGCGGTGTCAACAAGAAGTCCACAGTGGCTGCAAATGCAGGCGCAAAAGGTCCTGTTGGCAGCACAGTCCGGCCTGTGAGCACAACCGGTGCTGAAGCACAAGGTCGTTCTGCTCCCCCAACCAAGGACTTGATTGGCCGAGTTGGTAACACACCAGCTCAAGGCACACAAAAGCCCAGCGCAGCCACCAAGCCCAAACTAGGCCAAGAAGGCGGCATCAACAACAAGTCTATTGTACCCGGCAAGCACAACTAAAATGACTTACCTAAAAGAACAACTTACCTTCCACCAAGCCAACATTCAGGTTCTTGAAGAAGCTGATGTCAGCGGGGGTAAGAACCTGTATCTCAAAGGTATTTGTATTGAAGGTAACAAACGCAACGCCAATGACCGAATATATCCCCTGCACGAAATAACTCGTGCAGTCACTACCATCAACCAACAGATCAAGGAAGGTAATTCCGTGTTGGGTGAAGTGGACCACCCGGATGATTTAAAAATCAACCTTGATCGGGTTTGCCACAGTGTTGACGGTATGTGGATGGAAGGTGATGCCGGACACGGCAAACTCAGAATCTTGCCCACCCCCATGGGTGACTTGATCAAGACTTTGCTGCAATCTGGAGTCAAACTCGGAGTGTCAAGCCGCGGCAGCGGCAACGTTGACGATAGAACAGGACATGTAAGTGACTTTGAAATAGTCACTATAGATGTGGTTGCCCAACCCAGCGCACCAAATGCTTATCCCAAAGCAATCTACGAAGGTATGATGAACATGAAATATGGTCACAGATTACTGGAGATTGCTAAAGATGCTGGTCAGGACAACAAAGTGCAGAAATACTTGAAAAGCGAAGTGATTCGACTGATCAAGGATCTGAAAATCTAAGGAGAATCTACTAATGTTAGATGCAATCAAACCATTGCTAGATAGCGACTTGATCAACGAGGAAACTCGTACCGAGATTACCGAAGCCTGGGAAGCCAAGCTGACAGAAGCTCGCGAACAAGCCCGTGCAGAACTACGTGAAGAGTTTGCACAACGCTATGAGCACGACAAAACAGTCATGGTTGAAGCCCTGGATAGAATGGTAACAGAAGGACTCCAAGCAGAACTTCAACAAGTAGCAGCTGAAAAGCAGGCCTTGGCTGAAGACCGCGTAAAGTTTCAAGGCCGCATGAAAGAAAGCGCCACAAAGTTCAACAACTTTATGGTGACCAAGCTGGCTGAAGAAATTGGCGAACTGCGTCGAGACCGTAAGATGCACAGTGAAGGACTAGAAAAACTAGAAAACTTCATGGTGCATGCTCTGGCTCGTGAAATTCAAGAATTTGCTCAAGACAAGCGTGACGTGGTGGAAACCAAAGTGCGCTTGGTCCGTGAAGCACGTAGCAAACTTGAAACTCTCAAAGCACGTTTCGTAAAAGAAAGTGCTGAGAAAATGAGCCGCGCTGTTAGCAGTCATCTCAAGGCCGAACTGACACAACTGCAAGAAGACATCAAAGTTGCTCGTGAGAACAATTTTGGTCGTCGTATCTTTGAAGCGTATGCAGCAGAATTTGGTGCCACTCACTTGAATGAGAACGCCGAAGTTCGCAAGCTCAGCAGCCTGCTACAACACAAAGACAAACAGTTGGCAGAAGCCATCAAACTCACCGAACGAGCCAAAGTCGTTGTTGAGTCTAAAGAACGTGAAATACGTATGATCCGCGAATCCAATGAGCGTGAAAGCACAATGGAAATGTTGCTGGCTCCCCTAAACCGGGACAAAGCAGAAGTCATGCGTAATTTACTGGAGAGCGTACAAACATCCCGTTTGAAGAACGCCTTCGAAAAGTATCTACCAGCTGTGTTGGAAGATCGATCTGTGAAAGCTGCCAAAGTGATCACTGAATCGGTTACCGAAGTAACTGGGGATAAATCTGTTCCAAGTAGTCAGCAGGAAGACCGCGAAGCCAAAAGCAACGTGATCGACCTCAAGCGCCTGGCAGGGTTATAATTAATTTTATAGGAGACTTAAATGTCACAAGAACTATTAGAAAGCCGCTGGGGCGAGACCAAA